TTCATGAACCGCTTGGCCACACTGAGGTTGTGTAACTCAATAGGATCATACACAGGCTTGAAGTCTGAGATAGACAGTTTACGTTGTCCCAAGATCAAAGGNATCAGCATACGNCTGACCTTGAAGTTATTATCACCGAAAGTATCAAGAANCTCTTTTCGCATTTCTTTTGGTAATAANTGGTACAGTTCCCTGTGCTTAGGNTCAGAGGAATTCAAACCAACGGTCACAAACTGCTTAGGGTCCTCGCTACCACTCTCTGTCCAGTCCTCATGGATCATCTTGACTAATTCACTGTTCCCCTTTTTCGCTGCTGGTTTGGCCTCCACAGAGGCTGCCATACGACCCATTAAAGTAGAGAAAGTATAATCTTTCTGCATGAGTGAGCTTTTCAGCTTCTCCGGCATCTCATACCGGTACTGGACAATGTTACCGTTACCATCAACTACTGGTGATAGGTTAGACACGTCGTAACCGGTTGCACCATTGCTTTGTTCACCTGATTTAACAGTCTTAGTCTTCAGTAGACTATCAAAATCATTGTTACCCAGGGTTGTAGCAAAGTCCTGGTTAGCCTGGTAACGAATACTGATCAAGTCCTTACCTTTAGACACGTTACTGTTGTGAGCAGCAGCCATGGACTGAAACCGGTTCTGCATACCATCTTTGTTAATGAAGAAGTACAGAGGCTCCTGGTTAGGGTCATCATTGTCCTTAACAACACGATCACCTTTGATGTAACCCATACTCTTGAGTTCTTCTTCCATGGTCAACTTAGCCACTTTAAAAGTGATATCTGGATTAAGGATATCTGGGATGTAACCCTTAATCATTAAGCGTGACTGACCATCAAAGTTAGTCTTGAGCACATCTGCTTTCATAGCAGAATGGTGGTTCATAGAGTAGGCGATACCGTTGTAGTCACTATCGATGTCAGTCTCACGATCGATAATAGCTGCAAACTGATCTCTTCTGGTTTTGGGTACATAGGTAATGCTGTACAGAGTAGTGAGCTTATTAATTAACTCTTCTGCACGTACAAGATCACCCTCTGGAGTCATATCCTTAGGTGTACCTTTCAGCTCTGCAATCAACTGAGCATTGTGCATGGCATTACCATCATCCAAGAAGGTATTCCTTAGCATATAGTGTGCCAAACTATCTGCATTAGTCTTATAAAAAGTACTGTGAGTAGAGAACTCCGTATCCAGTAGTTGCTCGAATTTGTTTATTTCTTGGATTCGGTAGTCACTGTCAGTCATTAGCCGGCTTAAATCAGGTAACGAGTAATCCTCGTAGATAGAAGACAAGTCAGTCATCAGTCCTGCTATGGTCATTGCCTCTTGGTCTTGTTGATCCAGGGCAACATGGAAACTAGCATCAAGGTTCTGAGCCAAAGACTCACTAGCCTTAAAAGCCAAGCTCTCTACAGTATGTTTAATCTTACGCAGGTGATCATGGTACCGACCATTTACGTCTGTCCTACCTAATAGCTCAGTAGCAAAAGCAGCAAAGATGTTCCTTTCAGAGATCTCAAGACGAGATGCAATTCTGCGATAGATTTTAAGTTGATCACCGAACTTACTATTGATCGCAATATTAGCAACACTACCTGTTTTGGCTATGAACTTAATTTTGCTGTTCTGTACTGCGTCACTCTGTAAACCAGTATTTAGTGGGTCAAGGATGTAGTCCTGGATAGCACGAAGACTGGTAGAAGTAGTGGCATCCAATACATCAACACCTTGCATGATCAGTGACTGCTTACGGTTGTTTGTACCGATGACCTCGTTAAGTAACTGAGTCATAGCATCGTCAGCACGTAAGTTACGAGTACCATTAATCTGCTGGATTATTATCCTTGCTGCCTTACGGAAGATCTGACCAATTACACCGGTAATACCATTAGCAAACAGCTTAGTACTGGGAAGGGTTACTTTACTTGCTAACAGCTCCCTGAACTTGGCATTGGTAGCCGCCATGGTGAAAAACTCATGGTAAGAGTTATTTCTTACTTCACCTTTACTGTTAACCCGGGTGTCATTGTTATTGAAGATATGATCATACCTGGCTTGGGCATTTTCCCTTTCTTCTGCTTCTGTCATTCCAGGAGGTATTACATCAGGCATGAAGTCTTCTACAGTCAGAGCTTCTGCGGCCGCATCGAATAAACCATACACTTCTGCTTTGACCCAAGTAGCTGAATCAAATACTGGACGTAATAAGCTATGGACTAGCTCATGTACGTAGACCTCCTGTGTGCTCATCTCAGAGCTGCTAGTAACACCTGGCGTACTTGCATTGATATGGATGTTATTACCACTGAGCTGGCCAATGGATTCGTCACCCAAGTCCTGAAGCATGACTGTAATGGGCTCGAGAATCTGCTCTTTAACATCTGAGAGTAACTGACCCAAGTAACTACTATGTTCTGTGGTCTCCTCTTTCTTGCCTCGGTTGTCTTTCTCACCTAATAGGTCAAATACACTTTGAGCAGTTTCAGGAGAAACAGTCTCAGTAATCTTGGCCTTAAAACTATCAACATCAATACCGTCGACTGAGGAATTAAATACAAACTCTTCCTGTATTGGTTTAGACACAACATCTTTCACAACTTTAGAGGAGACTTTTTCTATGTTCTCTTCAGTTACTTTGGTTTCAGTAGCTGCTCTTTCTACCTTGGCTCTGTTCTTCCTGTCACGGGCATCTTCAGCGTAAGCCTTGTAGTCCTCAAACTTGCGTCTTGCTTTAGGACTGAGCTTATTGAGGGCTTCTTCATAAGTACTGTCTACCAGGCTCTCAGCTACTGTGGTGGCACTATTAACCAACTCTTTTAAGAAAGCAGTGTCACTTTCTACAGTATTTTCAGTTTGGGTAGTCTTGATCTGCTGCAGGAGCTTATTAGCGGTCTCTGTATTGAGATCACCGACAAACTCTGTTGGGTAGTAAGCAGTGTCATTACCACCAAACTGATCAACTTTCCCTTTCTTCTTAACATGAGCAATTACTTTTGCTTTGTTAGTGTGGATGGTTTTAACCTTGGTATTCAGTTCAGCCTGTACTTTTTTAGCATCAGGAATAGAAGCGATCTCTACATCAGTAAGTAAACCAAGAACTCTATCCAAGCTCTCTGCTACTGAACCAGGTAAGCTGTAATCAGCTCCCTTTAAGAAGTCTTTGTTCAGGTCTCTACCGATACGGGATACATCATCAATGTTAGAGATGATTGCATCGTGCACTGACAACAACTGCTCATTGAATACAGAGAGAATGTTTGCTGCATCTGCTGATTGGGTCATTATTGGACCAACAGACACCCCGGGGTCAGCCAACTGATTGGTACTTGTATGTGAAGTAAGAGACTGTGTATTTTTAGTTTCACCGGTTACAGCATTGGTAGTAGTTAAACCACCTTTAACCAATAACTGTGATTTGTTATCGATACCGCTGTTACGTACATTCTCTCGAGAACCAATAAGTACATTCTCTTCCAGAGATTTGGAGTACCGGGCAGGGATGGTAGGAGCATACTTTAAGTTCTCCGCTTCGATTGCCTTCATCTCATCACGAGATAATACGTTACCACCGTTACTGAGTTTAGCTTCAGCAATGGACTCCTTCATCTTGAGTTGATAAGCAGCGTACATCACTTGGCCGGCTTTGTTTAACGCAGACACAGTATTGAATAATGGACCGTAAGTTTCCTCTAAGGCATTGGATAACGCATCACCATAAGTGTTGGTTACGTCGTTACGAATAGATTTTACATCTTCATAGGTTAATTGAGTTTCTGTTCTCAGATCAAAATCAACTCGACTAATGCCTAACGAGTCAGTGAAATCGTTCAGAGCATCCTGGTTAGGGGCCGCAGCAATACTATCTTCCGCAGAGTCGACTGCATGGTTAGCCAGGTTCTCAATAATGGTTTTTAGTGCTGCACCGTAAGAAGAGGTCATCAGAGGTGCTTTGGCAAACTTACGACCATTTGTTGTGATTGTGTCACCATCAATAACCAGTACACCAAGAATGGTCTTAGCCCGGGCTACAGCATCCTGGTCTTGGTTAGTACTCAAATACTTATCAGTATTAAATGTTATGTTCTCATAAGAATCTTTATTCCTTGGATCACTTAACCAATCAATAATGCCAAGGTTCTGGTCTGAGTAGAAGAAACCACCACGCTCTAACGCATCACGCAATTGTAAAGCACCACCCATACTCACAGTCTGGATGAGTAAGTGCATAACACCGTTGGTTACACCATCTACCTCTAAAGGGAGTGAGGTCTTGAATGCTTCGCCTTGTGCTTGTGCTTGGTTACTAAGAGAAACCAATGCAGCATACGAGTGAGAAGCCTCTCCCATCTTATTAACTGCAGCAATAATGTCTTGCTCTTGTTGTTCTGTGAGTTCGCTTGGTGCCAAGTTGGCAACAGTAACGGCTTCGATACCTGCTTGGATAATAGGGTCTGCGATAAGACCATCATAGAAACCACCGTTAGCCAAAAACTTAACATCAGGTTTCTCACCAAACGCCTCGAGTATGGCAAGTTTGAAGTTATCCAGGTTCTTATCAGTAACGTCTACTTCGTTTGCAGTAGGTCCCACAAAAGCACGGTGAACCTTACTGCCTTGAGTAGTGATTCCATCGTCTACCATCTGATGACGAGTATTGCTGGTCTGGTTATAAACCATGAAGAATGCTTTCTCTAAACCAACATCCTCTGCGATATCACGGAAATCCATCAGTTGCTGCAGTTCTCGTTCTACGCCCTTGTTAGCACTAATGATACTGGCTCTGCGGTTAACGTGTTCCTTAATTAAGTCAGTCTCAAAGCCGGCAACAATAGCTTGGGTTGCTACACTCAATGAATCAAAAGACTCAAACACATTGTTAAATGTATAAGGTACTTTGTTGAGCGTGTTCAGAGCATCCTTGGCTACCTTAGTAACTGTTTGGTTACTGCCTTGAACTATTGGGCTCGTGTCTTGACTGTTAAAACTGGGGCCCTCTTTTACTCTTTCCATATCAAAAAGAGCAGCCAATAGATTGTCAGAATCTTTGACGTTATCAATAATAGACGTTGGTCTCTCTGCTGGAATACTACCAACATACTCATTACCAGATGCAATACTTACTCTGTCTTCTAAAGTAGTTCGTACACGTATGAAGTTGGTGTTGGCTGCTTCATTAAAAGAATCCTCTGCAGTATGCTTTGCCATCTCACTGTTAGTGACAAAGTTAATATCAGCTAAGTTCATCTTAGTAAGTGCAACTATTGCAGCACTACCAACACTCAACTCGAGTAACGGAGCAAAGTTACCAGGGGTGTTACTGCGTGCAGTAATACCAATACTGTTAATAATCTCTGCACCAAGGTTCTCTTGCGTATTTGTAGCAGGAGTACCTATTTCATTGAATAGTTCAGAGCTATCTGACTTGAGTACATGATCGCTATCAAAACCAAGAAAACTGTTAATTGTTTTATTAGTGTTAAAAGTAGTTCTGCCTGATTGGGTTGCTACCCAGTTGTACGCAGCAAGGCCTATGGCATCGATCGTACCGTTGTCTAAGTTACCATTAGCATCAGCCAAGTACTCAATAGCATTGGATGCCTTAAAGTGGTTATGTTCGTGTTGCTCAAATACCTGATTCTTCATCGCGGTACGGAAGCCAATCAAGAAACGGGTGAGGTTAGGTAAGGCAGCTTTCTGTTCCTCGTTAAGACCTAACAACCGCTCATTGGTGAGCCCTGGTTTACCCTGGATGACATCCCTAAGATCATTAACCAGGTTAGTAGATGTCCGTAGGAGACTGGTACTGGCATCTCCCTTTGGCTTCATAAACTCATTGATAGTATTACCACCAATAGAGACCTTGTCAGTGAGTACCTGGGTAGGTAAATCAAAAGAATCCTTAGGTTCTTGCGCAGGTTGATCTGCAACAAAAGCGTAAGACAAAGTGTTCCTGTTTTCAGGAGCAAGTCTGCCGGCCGCACCTTCGATGCCCTCAACAATTCGAGCACCTTCTTTGGCATACCGGTTAGTTAACTGATCACTGGTTACTTCACCTTTGAGGGCACCTCGCATACCTTCTGCGATCTGCTCTACCCTCTCATTGATAGCAGTGTTAGTACCAGACTCACTGGCTTGCTTAACCAATCGAGTAGATAATTCGGTAATGCCCTTATCAAATACTTGCTGACCTACCTTGGTTAGGCTTTTACGTATGGGGCTTATGGTCTGAGTTATTGCAGTATTTACTTGTTCTTCGGAAACAAGCGAGTCAGCTTCAATCTGCTCCTCTTGCTCGTACTGAGACTCTCTGGCCTCCTTCTCCTGTTGGATAAGCTGGTCAGTTTCCGCCTTACTATCGGGCGCAAACGTGTCAGTACCATCAACAGATAAACCAAGTGCTTCTTGTAAGTAAGGGACACCACCTAAGTTATCCATCTCACTGATTGGAATGTAACCTTCTTCGTGAAGACGGATGGCCAGGTCATCTATGCTGGTGCCTTTGGGCCCAAACATATAACCAATACCAACAATTTGAGGATTGGTTTTAGTGTCCCTGGTTACGTCTAATTGCTCAGATTTGCTTAAACCACCTAACTTTATCGCAGCTTCTGCGATAGTGTCCTTGTCAGTATTTACTATCCGCTTCTTCTTGGCGTCATCACTACGTTTCTTACTTAATGCCAGTTTAGCTGCATCTTTTTTATCTTGGGCACTCTCTTCTTCTGCTGGTTTTTGGTCGACAACAGGTTTTGTGGTCTCTGGTTGAGAGGCAAACTTCGCACTGTAAGCAAACTCAGCTTCAGCCAAGGCAGCAGACAAAGCAGCATCTTCTGCTTTCATGGCAGTTAGTGGTTTATTTGAAGCTGCACTTACTACGAAACCATTCTTGGTCTTTTTGTTAATTGTGGCCTGACGGGTAGATTCAATCAGAGCCAATGTTTCGGGAGATTCGCTGTTTTCCTTGTAAGCATCAAATGTATCGCTGATCAGTTTAGTACGGGCAATATGACCTTCCGCAAAGTTACGTAAGGCGGTAAGGGTAGATTTGGCAGCACCCTCTTTATTACGGGCTATGGCACTACCTAACTGCGTCTGGTACTGGGTGTAACCAACATCACCAAACTCATTACCATACTTAATGTCGTCACTTACTTCTTCGATACTTTCAGCACGACGGGTAGCAATGAATAACTCAGCACGCTTCTTCTCAGTATCAGTGGTGATAGGACTGTCTACGATAGCCTGGGCTGTGGCCTCAGTAACAGTACTTCTCTGGGTATCCATAGCTCTGGAAGATCTGAAGATTACCTCCTCGGCCTCTGGTGTACGCTCAGTGGCATTCTTAACCACATGGATGTCTTTATCCAGGGACTCACTTGTCTCCTGTACTGTATCTTCGTTGGTGTCACCACTGGTTACAGCATCAGTAACCTTGGTGATTGCTGCACTTAGCTCGATGAATTCTTTTTCTGCTTTCTTGGGTAATTGATCACCATGTTTCTCGATTAAGGCAGCACGTTCTGCACTTAACTCATCACCAATATCCAACAAGTTATTTCGGTATGTGGAACGTTCCTCTTTCGTGGCATCTTTTTTAGGTGTGCTCTTTGTATCCAAGGCAACTTCTAACTTATCCAGTGGACGAGTTACTTTAGAGGTGTCACCCGTCTTGAGGGCAGCTTCAACTACTTTGGCTGACTTAACAGACTTTTTGACGGTAGCAGGAGCTTGTTTAAGTGTATCGGTAGCAGCTTTAGTTGCTTCAGGTATCGCTTTAGCGGCAGCGGTTGCTACATTCGCAGTGGCAAGAGCAGGACCAACTGTGGCACTTGATGTAGCACCAAGCACAGCACCTTTACCTATGGCTGCACCGGTACCTTCAATGAGACTCTTCTCAGGGTTTATGTTCTCTTTCGTAACCCTGTTTTGTTGTACTTCACCGGCTAATCCCTGGGATGCTTCTTCAATAGTCTCAGAACCAATATCTTTAATTTTAGTTTTAGTGGTACCCCCTAAGTTACCAGAGAACTTACCTCCACCCGTAACCAGGGATACTCCCGCAGCAACCATACCCGTAATAAGAGTAGTCCTGGCCTGTTCGTTCTTGGAGAGAGTATCTTGAGCGTGATTGGGGCTATAACCCTCTTCGTCGACTAATCTACGATATTCCTCAGAGTTATCATAAAGCACTTCTTGATCAGCAGCGAGAATAGTAGCTTTGGCATCCAAACCAGCACTACCACCTTCACTGGCACCAGTGTAGATAATACCGCCGGCAGTACCTGCTGCTATCTCTTTTGCGGCAAGACTCTTAATCTGATCATCAGTTAGGTCTTTACCTTTCTTGACGAGTCCCTTTTTGAGTAGACTACCTGCAACACCTGCACCTGCTAATTGCGGTACCTGTTTTACGGTTTCATCTGCCAATATGCTTGGGGTACTGAGTAGATTCTTAGCTGTATCGTAGGCGTCACGACCTTCCTTCATTGCACCAGCAACAAAAGGGGAAAACCCATCGACTAGGTCCTGTTGTCTGGTTTGTTCACTCTCGAGGCTATCAGCAGCTTCTACAGCTCGATAAGCCGCATACTGTTTCTTACCTACATCAGAACGGAGACTCTCAAGAGCCTTATCCAGATTATCGAACTTATCAGCCATACCGGTGATGTCATCAAGACCCCCATAGGTACCTGCGTCGGTAAGGCCATAAATACCGGTGTTTACTGCATTGACACCCTGAGCCAAAGACACAGCAGTATCGCCAAAGATACCAGCAGCATCCCTACCTCTAGCAACATCTACAGCATCTTGAGTACGTTGCCTTTCGGTAGAATAGTCAAAATTCTGAAAGTCAAAGTTAGATGCGTTTACTTTTGCTACTTTTTGGGGAGCAGTATCTGCTACGGTTGTTTTCTTATCCTGGCTCTTTCCAGCAAGCATTGCTTGCTTACTGGGTAAGGTATTTGGATTAAACATTTATTACCCGCTTCTATTGGTAACCAGCTAATTGTGCTTTCAGTTTGTTAATACTATCTTGCTGACTACTGGCTTCTAAGTAATTAGCATTACCTTGTAGGTGTTCTACCATCAATGAGTCGATCAACTTCTTATAACTATCCTTAGAGTGATCAAACCAATCAGGTAAGGTACGATCTCCATCTAATCGAGCAAGGGCTTCTTGGTGTACTACAGCGGGTACGTAGAAACCATCTGTACTATCATACCGATCGTTAGTGTTCTTGCGACCACCTCTGGTCTTACTCAGGTCATGGTTTCTACCAGGTACATAACGGTACCCTTCTGCAATTAAGCTACTAATTTTATCCTCGTTAGAGCCTTTGGCACCAACACTCTTAGTGAACTCAAGCATTGCAGCCTTTTCTTCTGGGCTATTGGGATCAGCTACTTCAACACCCGGGTTACGTCGCTTGTACTCAGCAAGATCAGCTTCCTGTATGCTCATCTCTTCTCTGGTAAGGCGTGCATCCAGTGCATTAGTCTTAGCCAATTGTCTTTCGTCTTCTTGTCGTTCACGGTCTTCCAGGTAATGACCCTGTTTAAGTGCTTCCCGTGCTCTACGAGTATCTGCATCAGCAAGTTGTTGTGCACGATCTTGATCCGCTATATTTTGTCTCTTACTGGTATTCACTGCTTCCTGAAATGCTGCCATAGCAGGGTTAGGGTTATTTAATCCAGCGCGTTGTATACCTTCACCTACCTTAGCAAGTTGGGCTTCATCCCCGTTAGCTAACAATATGGCAGCACTAATCTCTTCGTTTTTAGATCGATCAGCTATGTCTTCGGTGGTTTGGGTGTACTGGTCATCTGCTATTGACCTATCACGGATCTCACCGAGTCGACTCTCCACAACAGCATTGGTAGCACTACGGTCATAGTTAGATCCAAACTTACCTGATAAGGCATCGTTGGTGAGTAAACCTTCAGATCGGGCCTGGTTGAAGGAAGCCTCATCCTTGAATGAGTTGATGTAATCATCAACATTGGCTTGAGTATTCTGTCGGTCTCGTTTATTAACTGAAGCCAATGAATCTTGTAATCGGTTGATACCGCGATCTACTGATCGACCACCAACTTCTGATAGTGCAGCAACACCTTTGAGAGAAGGTGCGTTAACGTTCTTCCAGGTAATAGGCATAAGTTACTCCTTAGATTCCAGCACCAGAGACACCATGCTTCTTCAAGTAAGTATCACGGTTTACATAGCCAGCATCCCCTTTACGTACACCTTCGGCTGCTTGGCGATACTCATTACGATCACCTAACTGGTTATTAGTAAGGGTGGCCTGGTTAGCTAAGTTTGTATTAAATGCTGCTTTCTGGAAATCAAAAGCATCTTGCGACATATCAAGTTGCTTCTTGCCATTCATTGCCCCAAAGATACCTGCGCCGGCACCCAGGATATCACCTAGACCTGATAGGCCACCTACCTTATTGAGGCCTTCACCGAAGCTACCAAAGATGCCTTCGTTACCACCACCAAAAGACTTCATAAAGGCACCAAGATCAAATCCATTACTGGTTGCACTGAGGGAACTGCCTCCCAGTGAATCAGCAAATGCACTTGGATTAAATCCAGAACTGTCTAAGCCAGTGTTTGTTGGGAATGCGCTACTGAATAACTCATCTGATGATGGAGGTAGTGCAACATTACCGAATATGGATTCTTTGTTCATTGTCCTGCCTATGCCGTAAAATTAAAATAATAAGCCGTCTGCACCTGCACGTTGGCCAGTACTACCGTAGTTAGTTAGTTCATGTGTACTAGGTAGCGTCAGTGCACCGCTTACATAATACTGTATTGCGACGAGACTTAACACACCAGGATTCATTGAGTGTATTGTTCTATCATAAAACTGGTCAGGAGCTTCCTGTGCTCCAATCTCTACAGGCATTGCCCGAACAGACGTATTCAGTAGGTCAAAGCCATCAATATAGTTGGTTTCGGTATTAAGTAGTGCTTGTGCGGTCTCGAGTTCCTCAGTACGTTCTTCTGCCAGAGCAGAGAATTCTTCTTGGTCTTCAGCTAACTCCGCAAAACCTACAGTAAGTTCTTCGCCTATCTGTTTGGTGACTGCATCAACTGCTAAGAGTAGCTCGTTTGCCCAGGGTAAGCCATCCAGGCTACCTGAAAAGCTAATACCTTCTACCTTTCCTGCATAACGGTAAGCAACAGCAACACCTACGATTGCACCTACGATACCGAAGTGTTTAGCCAGGAGTGCTGCTAATTCACCAATCGCATAGTTGACCACTAAAGAGAGGGCTACTTCTTCTGCTATTGCTAATAAGCTACCCGATAGTGGAGCACCAGTACCCCAAGTAAAGATCGTAAAGGCTATACCTGCAATTTTGAGTATGTCACCGAAAGCATCTTTCTCGTAGAATCTGGCTTCTCGGTACTTATCTGCTACCTCAATATGAAGCATTAGGGCATCTTGTAATGCCATTGCTGCTTGTACTGGTGTTAGTTTGTTATGTAACAGGGCCCGGTCTACCGGAGCACTGGTCATGTCGTTAGACACCTGCCACTTATCATTAGCACGCATGACACGATAACCGGTGAAAGGTTTCAGTATCGTAAGTTCTGTGTAGTGTGTAGCACTGGTTTGTTTTCTAATTACAAGGTGCGGCCCATCAATAGTTAACCAGTAGTCCTCTGGTATCTCGATATTGTTCTGTATGGTTGCAGAATTGATGAGGTACTTATCATCTGCAGGGGTTAATACATGAAACTCACTTGCTGTTCCCCATTCAGGTGGATTATTGTAATTAGCAGGAACTGCACGCACCGGTTTACCGTACTGCTTGTACCTACTCCAAGTACTCTTATCTTTATTAAAGACACTTGTTACTGAGTTAATGCCTCCAATAACACCCGCTTTAACCTCTTTTCTGATGTTAGCGTACATAGTCATCTGGACACGGTTTATCTCTACCGGGCCACCTGGTCTTTGGTAATACTCGTAGTTATAGTTTTCCACGTAACCATAAAGACTGGGATCATCTAACCCCTCACCTATCCATTCCTTATATGGATAAATTGCATTCCGCTGTTCTTCAGTAAAGGGCAGAAACTCGGTAAGAATATTTTGTGTAGTATCCAGGGGTAACGATTGATGGGACCGTTTACTAAGGTACTGTGCAACAGACTGATTGTTGGTGTTGTACTTATTGAGATAATACTCATACAGGTACAGGATGCTGGCTGGTTCTTGCGTAGCCAGGTCAACACCAAGATGTATATTAGCTGCCCAGATGTCACCATAACTGGCGTTACCACGTAATGCTTCATCGACCGTAGCCACGGTCAATCCAAGCTCACGTAGTAAGGCATCCGACTCGTCATACATGGTTGAGTTGCCGGCAGCATTCTGATCTACCAGAGATCTGAATTCTGTAATGATTGGTGCTATGGGATAAAACTTTTCAGTACTTGATCCACCAGTACCATTGGATACTGAAACATCAGGATGCTGCCCTGTTATGGGAGCCCCTGAGTCTGGTTTACCAAATGAGAAGTCATGGTCGTAATACTTATCCATGACCGCAGAGAAGTTGTTAGAGAACGCTGGAAGGATGCTCTCTAATAATGGTGTACCTGCCAGTATTGCTTTAAGTACTGCAGCATCAATGGGGTTAACAATGTCCCCATCAATGATGTTTATATCAGCAGTTGCACCTGCGTACTTAGTTGGCATCGGTTAAGTGATTGTTACGCCAATGCCTTGGGCAGCTTTAGAAATAACTGCAGAGATGTCTGGATTCTCAAGTGCTGTAGGAGGCGTTGTTGCATTGCCAGTCGTCTCCCTGACATTAGCAACATCTGCCATTATTTTAGCTAGTTTTTGTTCAGCATCTCGAGTAAAACCAGCGGTCTGAGCGGCGTACAGCTCTTTCTGTTTACCTATTACACCGGTAACACTACCACCTCCTGCAGTATCGCTTATTTGCGCCTCTTCTGTGTAAGTCTTCTGCAGGATCAGACTACCTTCATTACGTACCTTGATAACCTCTTCTACGATACGAAGAATTTCCTGATCGATCTTATCGTTCTGTGAACCAAGTAAGACGATTTCAGCATTGACCTTGCCTGTTTGGGCAGTGATCAGTAAGACTTCCTGAGTTGATTTGAGAACTTCCTGTGCTATCTGGAGGATCTGACCATCAATCAGGTCTTCCTCTTTCGCTATTTTAGCGGTCTCTGCAGCAGTTTGTGCAGTCTGAGCTGTGACCAGGCCCACATTCGCATTAACCAAAGGTACTTCAGCAAGTACCTTATCTTTTTGTGCACTCAGTAAGAGTATCTCTTCAGTGACTCTTGCAGTTTCAGCTACTGTTTTATCTGCAGTAGCAGATGCATTTTGTCGTTCCAGTACAAATACAATAGATTGTTGCATCGTTGTCTGCAGTGCAGACAAGTAAACTTGGGCATACTCATTACCAGTAATGCGGCCGGCACTATGCTCTTTGTGTAAGTGTAAATCCACAGAGAACATTAAGGTGTCAAAAGCACCTGTACCATTAACTGCCTTGGTCGTTACTTCAGTAATCGCAATATCGGTCATAAGTATGCCCTGTACCTTAGTCTATGTTTTTACCAACGGCCTGACGTACAGCCAATTCTTCGAGTTCTTCGGTGGATAGTTTATCCATCACTTCTACTGCAAACTCAGGCATTAACTTACTGGTGACAGTCTTCACGCCATTAGGGCCTTTCTTTGTAACAAACCCCTGGAACTCACGTTCTTTGATCATATTGTAAATGATCTTAGGTACATGCCAACCTTCTGTATTGTTAAACGGTACGTACTTCTTATGGGTACCTACCACACTGTTGCTTGCTGTGAAGAACTCACCTTCCCATAATTTCTTATTGGGGTTCATGCAAGTAACACGAATGCGTATTTGGCGAGATGCTTCTTTACGTAGTCGAGCATGACGCTGATTCTTTGTTTCGACTGGTACTGAGCCAGGATTCTCTTTTGTTGCTACCTGACCTTTAGTTGCTTGGGCTGCAGGGATTTCTGCAGTAGTTTGTGCATCTTCAGTCTCAGCATTTAGTTTAGCATTGACCTTGTTACGTAACTTTTCCAGTCCTGTATTGGGATGGTAAGTAATGCCCATTTGGGTAGCACGCTTTTGTAGTGCCTCTAATTCTGCTTGTTCTGCTTCGTTTTCTGTTGACATAACATTTACCCTTATCTTTTTAATGCGGGTGATTCCGCGTATGAATATCCATATAGTTCGTTTCTTACGGCATCCTTGACCAATAAGTACACTGCCCCCAGCCCGTGAAGACTGAGAGCAGTGGTTTTCTACTTAGTGTTTACCACTCAGCAACAACCTTAACCAGAGCAATACGCTCAGGACGTAAGATCATAGTAGCGTAGTACCACTTGATAGAGCTGAATCCGATTTCACCATAAGGATCATCTCGGTTAGCAATATCGGGCCCAGGCTTCTTGGTGGTGATTTTAAACTTAACAGTCTTACCGTCAGTCTGAAAACCAATAGTGTTGAAGGACTCTGAACCAACTACCAACATGGGGAACACGTCGTAGTTACCACCGGTTTCACGGTAGCCTTCGTTAGTACCAACAGAAGCACCAGCACCAGCCCAATGCAGCATCTCGGGAACATTGATGATACGGAAACCACCAATAGAACCAATCTCACCAGTGGCAAGAGTAGTGCCTGCAGCGTAATGCTGAACAGCGATGAACGCTTGATTACCGAAAGTATCCGTCATCTTTTTCAGAGTAGGGATCAGCTCAGAACCAACGTACATGTAGCGAGCACCGTCAACTACCTTGGTATCAACCATTCGAGTACCAGTAATGATCTTGGTATTCTTAGGGCAACGGTTGTTGTCCAGGTCGATCTCAAGACGCATCAGGTCTTCGTAACTAACGATAGAGATATCAGCGCCTTCACCGGTCAGCTCACTGGTAGCAGTAGCAACACCACCAAAACGAGTAACGCCGGCACCGTGGAGCAAATCGATCTGAAGAGCATCTTCAGTCATCTCATTAGCGCCCATGACGTTTTCACGAGTCAGGTGCATATCCAGTTCAGCATCAGTGTCAAAGTCTACTGACTCTTGTGTCCACTCGTAGAAGAAACCAAACTTCTCAATAGTACCTTCGAGCTCGATACGTTTGAAGCCAACACGGTTAACACGACCACCGTTCTCAGAGAGAACAGGCAGTTTGCTTGCAACTGTACCAATGTCCTTAGAAGAACCGTACAGGTTACCTGAGGCTTCTACAGCATCACCAGCGGTATCGTTAGAGAAACGATAACCAAGGTCATACGCAGAGTTACCACCAGTAGTACTGAGATCAGTGTAATCTGTGGCAGTACCAGCGACAAGAGCAAGACCCAAACCACCAGAAGCAACAGCACGAGATGCCCATTCAACTACCTTAGCTTTAGCAGCCAGGAGAGCAGTAGCAGCATCAACACCACCACCTACGAAGTATGCGGTACGACCGCCACCGGGAACATCACCATTCTCATCAGTACCTACGCCGTTAACCATAATGGTTACTTCGTTCAGTACAGTATTACCAGCGGCATCAATACCCTGGTCGTTAATGTTCGCATCATCAAGTAAAGGAACATAGTGGTAACGCTTAATGGTTTTACCCATGTTTTTAGGCATACCAGTTACTGAGGCCAACTGACCAAAGAACTGTTCCTTTTTCGCTTCGATAAGCGCCTTTTTGTTGTAGTAATCAGTACGAAACTGAGGACCGACTGAAGAGGCGTTACCGCCTGCGGGATCGTTATAAATCTGTGGCATGATATTTTACCTGTAAATTAAATTAAGTTAGCTAAGTAAAGTTGCCTGAGACCTTATCAAACTCATCGTCTGACATGGATAAGGGATCATAATTGTTATCGATCGCTTTGCTCGGACTACTTTTTGTGGGGCTTGCGGCCTTCTTTCGACTTTTAGATTTAGCTTTCTCTGCAGCAGACTTGGGTGGTTTTTTCGCTGAAGTAGCAGGAGCCTCATCAAAGAGACCTCTTGCTTTCATCTCATCACCAACCAACTGGTATGCACGTACATCGCTAACGCCTTTCAGTCTACCCATCATCCTTTCAGATTCTATTACATTGGTTATTTGCTCATAGATGCCATTGGCAACATGATCATTGATAACACTAATAATGTTTGGGTTCTCAAACAGGACCTGCTTACTCGGTCCATCCCACTTATCGCTAATAATTTCGACAGTATCCTGAAACGTGGGGGTATCTCGAATACCGTCGAGCACCTCGTCAAGTTCTACTTCAGCATCATCAACAGCATAAGTATTTGGTTTATAGTCTTTGCCTTTATCGACATCGACCTCAAGTGGATCAACTCCACTATCTTTTAGTAGCTTACTAATTGCATTGGGATCTTTCTTATCCAGGTCAATTAAGTAAGATATTTTAGATTCATCAAGAAGATTGTTTTTATCCAGCATCTTAACGATACGTAGGCTAGGTTTAAGTCCAGCCATCTTCTTGTCGTAGTTCGCACCCATTTGCATCAAGGTACGTACATCTTCGATACTGTTAACTTGCATCTGCTTACCGTTAGCTTTAAACGGGGAAAACAGCAGATCTAGTTGGTCTTGTGCGGAACTACTTGTTTCATCAGTTTCATCAGTTTCGTCTTTTTCTGTGCTTGTTTCGTCTTCATCTGAAGAGTCGCCATCTGTTTCATCGTCCTCTTCTGATTCAGTCTCCGCAGATTCCGATTCGTCATCATCTGCGTCTGCCTCAGAGTCATCGTCGTCATCGGTGGCATCTGTACTGCCAGCAGTATCATCAGTATCGGTGACATCATCGCTGTCAGTAGTGTCTTCAGAAGTCGCCCCATCAGTGGAGTCCTCATTTGTTGTGTCATCGGCTGGATCGGCATCAGGCTCAGTCAGAAAATCAGGTAACTCATCATCTGGAGCGTTCAGATAATCAGGTACAGCGTTCTCTGTTTCATCCTCTGAAGTACTCATTTAGTGAGCCTCACTATTAAGGTCTTCAGCAAGAATCTCTTCTCGAGCTGTTGCACCCTCTCTAAGGGTCTTCTCAGCCATCATCCCGAACTGCTGAATAGCGATGAAGTGCTGACGCAGTGTACCGATACTATCGATAACCTTGGTTACTGCAACCTGCATATCTTCACTTTCCATACCAGGTTCTGCTTTCATAAGAACCTGCTTACTGGCCTCTTCTTTGAAGTAGCCTTCTAAGATGATTTGTTTAAAATCATCATTAGCTGATAATCGTTTTAGTGCATTAGCATCATCCAGCAATTTGCTGGCCTGGGTCATACTAATATCAATCTCTTGCAACTGTTGCTCTGACATACTTACTTCCTCTTGTGTCCTGGATTATCCAGATTAAGTTAACCATAACCGATAGTAATACCATATGTAACTGATATCAAGCTAGTTGGTTATTGGGTTTCGTTTCCTCTTTCTCTTTGATCTTACCTTCTACTGCCTTCAGAGCGATGTTACCCTTGGTCTGGGTATTCATCTTCTCAAGTGCTCTTTCCTGAGTGACTCCACTCTCAGTCTCTACATACTCAAGGTCTTTGAGATCAGAGCTGCTGTTAGTTTCTCGAGCCTTAGCCGAAGCCTCACCAATCCTAGCCAGATAGAGTTGAGCATTGGCCCGGTTCTCTTCTGCCTGGGATACCTCAGTGTCTATTTGCGCCTGGATAAGCGCCAATTCTAACTCAGCCTTCTTCTGAGCCATTGGATCTGGTTGGGGTTCATACTCTTCAATACGTCGTGCCAAAGCAGGCATCTTACGTAATTTAGTGATATCACTCAGTATTAACTTAGACATGCCAGTATCCATGTTGTTACCCATGGTCTGTAACATGTAAGCAAGTTCCTCTGCCTTTTGGTTATCTGCTTCAGCAGTAGAAATAGCTAGTTTGAGGTCAAAGTTGCCGGCCAAGTCATCTCTCTTAACCGGTACAAACTGATCATTAGTGATACGAACAATTTCTTCTTCATCCAAGAACTCGCTATTCATACTAATAATTTTACGGCCGATCTCTTTTATGCCATCAGCTAACCTACGAAGAATACCCAACTCTCGTTTAGACGTTGCATCCAATGCACTGCGGATACCGGTAGCGGTGGAGCCGAGTGCTTGTCCTGTGATGCCTTGACTAAATGATTTGATTCCTGTGATGCTCTCTGCCTCGCTATTCTGTTGATCCAGGATGTATTGAGCAGAGGATGGTATCTCAGGAAAGGTATGCATGTGAAAAGCAGTACGAGGATCAATAGTAGCGTTATATTCATAATCTTCCCCAGCATCAAATTTACGCTTATTGATTATATCCAGGGCATCTTTACGTGCTCCCATTTGACCATTAGCAGACCTACCCAAAACATCGATCATGCCTCGGGTAACTGCACCGGCTATTTTTTGATTGTCTTCCAGCAGTTCACCATCAGGTTCGCCATACACCGATCGTTTCACGGGCATATAAGGAACAACAACAAAAGGTAACTTCTGGTCAGGGTATGGATTAGTTTCCATACGGATAAGTGTATTACCTACCCAGGTAGCCACAAATGGTACTAAGGTACCGGTACCCTCAACGTCCCCAAATCCCCAGTACTCATAAGCAACAATTTTCTTTCGGGGCTTATCTGAGAAATTAAAATATGAATTATCTTCACTATCATGGTCAGGCTCAGACAATACACTTGAATCATCTACTTTGATTTGATCAAGGTTCTTGTACTTGCCGTCTTTTTCTAGTTGAGCCAACGAGGTCTCAAAACTATGGATAATAAAATTAGCTTTATCCATGTCACCCTGGGCAGTAGGATCAATGGTTACATTTTTATAGTTACATACCTCTAAGCTAGGCTGATTCACAATAGAGATAGTCTGAGTTTCTTCAGCCATCCCAGTAAATACTGGCTTAACTACAATACCCGTCTCCATGGTGGAAGCGAGTGCTTCCTGCATTTCAGTAGGAACATTAGTAAAAAACTGCTCAGGGTTCTTCTGTTTTAGTATTGCCAGTTGTTCTAATTGTGCCGCATAAATAGGGTCACCATCAGGTATGTAGTCAAACTGCTTTACTTCAACGTCTTGACTGAAATCCTGTGAGTCCCAAGCTACTTTAACGATTACAGTACCTTCACTAACACAAGTGCGAACGTACTCATCGAAAAACTTTACTTTGTTTAGTTTAGTGTTGAATTGATTATTAAGGACGAGCTCATTCTGCTCTGCTGCAGCCTTGTCATCATGGGTTACAGGAGAGATATTGAAGATATCTTCAGTACTCAGGAATGGCTCAGACAAGGCAGAGAAACGCCACTCTGCTTGTTTGCGTATGAGTTTAGGTACAACACTCGATTTGCCGTCAGGAGTCTTTACCTGGGCAGCACCTGTAATGTTGAGGTTATCCAACCACCTATCCACATCATTTATGTGAGTATCGTGGCTATTTTTGGCATCGGTGAGGTCTTGTTTGAGGTCTTTGAGAGAAGGGGGTTTAGCCCAACCTGTGTTGGCCACAACAGCATCTTCCCCTTGATCAGAGGAATCTCTCTCTTCTTCCTTTCTATACTCTTCGTCTTGAATCATACAAATCCTAAATCAGTATTTAGCCTTACGGCCAACAGTGTCAGAGCCTCTCTTTAGCTTATCTGCTAACTTCTTGGCTGCAACTTTACGTTGGTAGCTATTCAGTTTACCTTTTGGTTTACCGGTCCGGGTAGTATTTGTTTTGTCGAATGATGTCTGCTTTTTAGGGGCGCTGTCTACAGCTCTACCAACGGCTGCCGCTTCAGCCTCATTAAGCTGCACCCTACGACCCCCCAAATCTCGATAAGCATTACCAAACAATCCACCACTCTTACTACTTTTAGTCTCTTTTTTCACTGTCGTATACCCTGTATTAATAGTTTGTATTTACCGGTTTACCCAAATAGNAGTGGCTGCATCACCTGCTAGTAGTAGGGCCTCTTTCAGCTCCTCACGAGTTATTATTACAGCAGAATTATCCGCCAGTACCCATTGAATAGTACCCAATGGATCTAAACCGGCAACTGCCCTACCCATTCTGTTCTGGGATAGCTCATCACCATCAAAAGTATTACCTGCAGCAGTGGTTACCTGGATGGCTGCTACAGCAGCCTCACGTGCAATTTTTGCATCAGCCAGTGCTTGTGCTGTAAGTTCTTCAGATGTGAACTCAGGCTCTGGTACATTGCCCTCTGATATCCAGTCTTGGATAGCATCGAAATGCGCATTACCGGGAGCTGTTGGTACACTTAATCCTCCGTTAAGAAGATAACCGTTCTCACTTATTTTTACTGTTACTATGTCCATTTATATCTCCGCATCTGCTGTATAAGAGGTGAGGTCTATTAGGGTAGTGGTGTTTGCTACAACCGATTCAACAGAGAAGCTCTCCTTCTTTATCCTATTAACAGCCCCTGTCCCTGAAGTAACGGAAAAACTTACAGAAGGTTCAACTCGCATAGCAGTAAGTAAGTTAACAAAAATGTGCCTACTATTAAGTGATGAACCAGACAGGTACATCCTTCCAACATTATTTAAACTAGACTTTTGGTAGTACCGTTGACACATTGCTAATTCTTCAGTTTGAGGGCGCATATCAAAACGTGTCGCAATAGTACCGCTCTCTAACTGAGGCGCTGTAATCCTAAAGTCATTACTTGTAGAGTTGCAAGCATTGACTTGATTTGCCGTAGTTGAGAAGCTCCCGTCCTGCCATGCACCCGCTGTAGTTTGTGAGCCTGTCCCAGCACTTAGGGAGAATGCTACCGTTAGGCCAATCCCTGTACCGTAATCCCAAGTACCATCACTAGGGGTTGCTATTAACGCTACTTCTGAATATTCCCAAACATCAGATACTGATTGCGTGTACTCTTGTACGAGAGATTTATCATTCCCAGTATTCCTGAACGCAACACAATAGGTACCAGTAAGAGTATGCTTGTGCCAGAAACCAAGAATACAATCTACCCCAACAATAGGTCTGAAGTTGAGTCCTTCGATTCGTTGATGGAAGTTGCAAAAATCTCCAACGGCTAGCGATGGTTGCGAAGCAGTACAATCAATCTTAACACTATGCGTAAGTTTGATACCGGCCTGAGCCAATGTGGGTACGTCAGTATCTCTGGTTACAGTATGAACCATTGAGCCAGCCTTAGCGTACATCCACCTATCAAGTGTGTAACTACCATGTGGGACTGCAGTATGTGTAACACCACGAGTAGCTATAGACATGGGGGCATTAATTAAGATGTTCTTGTTTGATGGAACATCTGCAACAAAATCCATAACCCCATTGGCGTCATCATAAGTGACATCAATGCCTTGCTTAATACCACCTGTAGCAAC